GTACCGTGGCACGCTCAGCCCGTAGAATCTGACCCCCCCTACCCTCGTGACTTGGGGTCACGGTCACGGTCACGCTTGGCCCACCCTTTGCCCTTGAAGAGCACTGCGCTCGGCGTGAGCTGGAGGATCATCCAGGGTCCGCACTCGCAGCGCGGCGTGATTGGCTCGAAGCCTGACTGCATCCGCTCCTCGATCTTTCCGCAGGTCGGACACTTGAACTCATAGATCGGCATTGGGCACCCAGTCCTTGCCAGCCCAGTACGGCTTGCCTTCGCGGCGCTCTGCGGTGCGGCGGCAGTATGAGCACTCGCCACAGGTCGGTGCGTCTGGCACCAGATCGCGCTTGCACTTGTTGCAGTACAGGACGCGAGAGCAGGCGCGGCGCTTGCCCATTCCACGGATGTCGCCCATATCGCAGAGGTGCGCGACGGTCACTTAGCCTTCCTCCGCTGTGCGCGGTTCAGGGTGACTGGCTGCTCGGTCGGTACGCCTAGGCGGATCTTGCCACTGAAGATGTCAGCGAAGAGCGGCTGCCACTTGGTCGTATAGACATAGTCAGCGTCGTACTCGTACATCTTGGCGGCCAGAGCGGCACGGTCGATCTCGCCAGCCTGTGTGGCGATGTAGTTGAGCCTCAGCGCCTCAAGGATGCTCTCAACGCTTGGGATCTTCCACCAGGACTCCTGCATCTCATCCCAGTCCAGTTGACCCTCAGCGATGTAGCCGTGGTCTTTCACCAGCTCTGGCTGGGCAGTCCAGTCCGTGACGATGACAGGGGTGCCGCACGCCTGCGCCTCGATCACAGGGATGCCAAAGCCCTCACCTCGTGAGGCGAGCAGCAGCACATCAGCGGAGCGCATAATGCTGGCGAGCGTCTCTGCTGGGATGCCTGCGCGCATCTGGCTGCTGTTCACCCAGCGGATGCGATCCTCTGGTGCGCCAACTGCCTTGAGTACAGGGATCAGGTTGATGCCGTCCAGGTGACCCCAGCGGTCTGTGTGCAGGTACAGGTAGGCATCCTTGTGCTGCTGAGCGAAGAGCGCCCACGCCTTCAGCATCTCAGGGAACGACTTGCGCTTCCCCTTGTTCATCGCGGTGATCACGGTCAGGTGTGCATCCTCTGGCACGCGGAGCACATCGCGGCAGGTCGGCCCATTAGGTGACCAGACCTTGGTGTCGATGGCGTGTGGGATATAGACCAGGCGGTCGCGCGGTACGCCTGCCTTCAGGAGTGCCTGCTCGCCGTGCTTGCTCATCGCCACGATGAGCTTGTTGCCGCCCTTGATGCACCACTCAGCCACGCGTGGTGGCACTGGGTCGTGGTCGATAGGCACCCACGCTACGACAGGGAGTGCGTGGTACGCCTCGTTGATAGCCACCCACACATCGAACAGGGTGATGCCAAAGCCACCCTGTGAGGCAGCCATAGCAATGTTCTCTGGCCCAGAGTCGTTGGCGTACTTGATCAGACCCTCGGCAAAGACCTGGATGCCCTCGACCTCCATATTGGTCGGAGCGCCGTAGTTGGCAGAGACACCGACAGGGATGCCGTCCGCCTTGATGCGGTGCGCCAGTTGCTTGGTCTGCTGGCCGTAGCCAGTAGGTGCGACTGGAGTGTTGCTGACGATTATGATCGGCTTGGTCATTGTGTCCTCCTAACTATGCTTGGTGATCTTGCCGTGACAGACCCTACACAGCGTGCGGAGCATATAGGTCGGCACGATCAACGCGCCTCCCTGGCTCAGCGGCTGGATATGGTCTGCGGTGAGTGGGTTGCTGGGGTTGCCGTCGCGCTGTCCGCACAGTTCGCAGTAGGGAACCTCCTTGCGCTTCTGGATGCTGAGCCTCCGCCAGTCTGCGTTGCGGTAGGGAGACGGCCCGCGATTCTTCGCCCACTCGGTCGCCTTGCGTGGTCCGCAGACATTGCAGCGGTTGCCGTAGGTCGTGAGCACTCCACAGGTCAGACACGGCCGCTGTGCTCTCACGCCTTGGGGAAGTTCGGCAGGCTGAGGTAGGGAGCGACGATACGCGCCATATGCTCGACTGCTCGCTCTTCCGCGTCCTCTAGTTGCGGCTCGATCACTGCCCACGCCAGAGAGCCGAGTGAGTCCTCCAGGTTCTCGGTGACGCGTGCATAGCGAGAGACCACTAGGTGCATCAACTCGTGAGACAGGACCAGGCGCTGCTTCTCTGGAGTCTGCTTCCAGAAGTCGAATGAGACGCGCAGGTCGGCTGTCGGCTGCTGTGGGTGCGCTTCGATGTCTGCCCAAGAATCAACATCGGAGGCGGCCTCAACGACGGTGATCTCCCAGTGATCAAGCCCTAGGACGGACTGCGAGAGTGCGATCCAGTCCCTGAGCTGCGCGAACTTGTCCTGCTTAGCCATTCGCCCTCCAGTAGTGGTGGAGCAGGAGTGGAGTCGCACCACTCGTTCCCCGCTGACCTGGCATCGCCGTAGTGGTCGTGCGAGCATCTACGCTGCCCCAGAGTAGACCCTGCCGCTGGGAGGACACCAACGGCAGGGTGAGAGACCGCAGCACCACAAGGCGCGCGGCCGCACGCAGATCGTATCGCATCACTTGGCTCCTCTTAGTGGGAGCGGCGAGACTGATCGCAGAGGACAGGTCTGATCCCAGCAGGACGGCGTGGTGTCTTCATCACCAGCGCAGACGCGGCACATCAGATCGACAGCAGCGGCATAGCGCTGCAACTTGGCGGACTGCTCGATCTCGCTCTCATCGTTCACGCGAGCATTGATCCAGTACAGGTCGGCATCGGTGACGAAGGTGCCACCGTAGTAGCGCTCACGCGCCCAGTGTGTGGTCTTGCCGAACTGCGGCATAAGGTTGAATAGCGCGTTGAGTTTGACATCGAGCTTCAGCGCCCACGCGGCGCAAGCCTGTTGAAACTCCCGCTGCTCTCTGGTAGTTCCGTGATGGTCACCGCCAGCACGCCTCTGCCGAGCGGCGCGAGTAGAGAGAACGCGGTTGGACTTAGATCGATTGCTAGGCTGCGAGATGTCCACGGCTTTGTTATGTCCTTCCTGCATCGTCCACAAGAGTCCCGTGCGACCACAATGACGCACCGAGTCTTATCGTCCTTCCGACAGACACGCAGTCTAAACGGTTTGTCGCCCCAGCGCCAGCGTGGCACCGCTGCATACATAATCAACTCTCCGCCACGGCCGCCTTGTGCCTTGGACTTGTACGGCGAGCAGGTGTTCTTGTAGCCACCGACGCAGTACTTCTCGCCCTTTGGGCTGGTGCTTCCGTACCAAGTTGCCACGCCACTGGTTGGCACTCCACTTGGTGTCTCTGGCGTGGTGCTAGAGCCTGCTGAACCAGCAAGCATTGTCAGCCCCAGGAGAAGCGAGACTACTTGAGCCATACCGTGACATAGCCTTCCATCACAGGAAGATTGCCACGCTCCGCAAGCCACTGCCGCACCAGCGCACCCTTGCCCTCGGTGGGTGTGATGCAGTCATCGATAGCGATCAGGCAGTCATCAGGCAGGCGGTCCCATACGGCTTGCAGCTCGCGGAGGTGATGCTCGGCTGAGGCAAGGTCGCCCACCTTGTAGTCGAATGAGTCCAGGTACAGCAGCGAGATGCTCGGTGCGTCGTGGAAGTCACGCAGATAGTTGACTGAGTCTCCGACCGTCAGCCGCGCTGATGGCGAGAGCGTGCGAGCCGTCTCGACATTCTCTGGGTTGATATCGACCGAGTACAGGAAACCGTCGCACTGAGCAGCAAGCCACGACCAGACCACGGTGCTCTGGCCGTCACCGTTCCAGTTGCCAGCCAGCCGAGCGCAGCCTGTCTCAACGATGATGGTGGGCTGATTGAATGAGCGCGCGATGATGATGTCGGCGATGAACTGGAACGCGGTCCAGCGCTTGCTCGCTCCTAGGTGTGGCTCAAAGGTCTTGGCGAACCCTGCGCGAAGCAGGGTCAGGTCATCCCTCAGCACGCTTGACTCCTAGTAGGTCGCAGAAGTCATCGAAGTCGATCACGATCATCGTGCGGCGGCGCGTGCCTGGTCCAGGTGCGTCGCCTACGACCAGTGCTGCCATCTGGTGAGCGTTGCCCTTCACCGAGCGGAGCCAGCCGTCGTAGCGCTCCGAGTAGGAGCCGTTGCCCACCTTGCACTGCGCGACGATCCAGTCGGACTGGACATCAGTCTTGCCGCCGTACTGGCCGACGCGAACACCGCCAAGACGAGCAGCGACCTCTCGCTCGAATGAGTTGCCCTTGTTGCGCGCGCGCTTGCCGCGCTTGGACTTCTCTTTGTTCTGCTCGTCAATGTCTAGGTCGCTCATCTTGCTCACTTAGTCCTCCATAGGTTCATCCTGTCGATGGCTCGTGCCATCCCAGCAGTGCCTGGAAACAGATCGTCTACCTGGTCTCCGTCTTGGTAGTTCAGGAGATCGAGAATCCAGTCATTGAACTCGTCTGACTTGGCACCTGGCAAGCCCTTCATTCTCGTTGGCACTCCGATGTACCAATCACGCACCATTGGGCTGCGCTTATTGTCCTTACGGCCGCCATAAAGCAGCACAGGCTCCCAGGCGAACTGGACTGTCGTAGGTCGAATCTGGTGGAAGGTCTTGACCCAAGAGCACACTCGCGTTCCTTCTGGCGTTGCTGGCAATAGCCAGCGCAGATCGGCAGGATTGCACGACAGCGCCCAGCCATCTGGATACTCGGTGATCAATCGAGCAATCAACTTGAGGTGCTCGTCTTTGGAATCCCAGACTGATGCCTCGTCGTGATGCTTGCCATACAGGCGCTTACCTTGCTTGTGATACGGCGGATCTGCATACGCGAACTTCACTTGACTACCAGCCTTCCTAGCCGTGCGTGTCCGCCATCGGACAGCGTGTACACGGACTGTTGCATCTCCAGGTGTCCAGCCTTGTACAAGTCTGCGATGGTCGCTCGGTTGAAGATGTGCTCGTTGAGAAAGAACCAGCCGTCTGGGGCGATTGCATCGGTGTAGCGGATGCTCAACTTGGCGAACTGCCGACCGATCTTTGGGTCATAGCACCACGCATCTGCGCCCTCTTGAACACAGCGAATGCCCTCGTCTAGCTCAGGGCAGAGGATCTCGATGTGGCTCACTTGACGCACGCCTTATGCCGCCACTCAAAGCGTCGGCCCTTCTCGTGGATGACCAGCACGCGCGTACCAGGGAACACCTGGCGCTTAGGGTCGGTGTAGTCAATCACCTTGCCGCAGTCGGTGCAGTTGGTCACCGTCCACACTGGCGGCTTGGCTGCCCCTGCGCGCTTGGTCTTTACGCCTGCCATTGCAATGACCTCCAGATCCAGACCACTGTCGCTGCCGTGGTGAGCAGGTAGATCAGCGACGCTGCTACGCCCTGACCTCTCTTCACTGCGATAGGAAGACTAGCGAACACCACGCAGAAGAGCGCGCTGTTGATGACGATCAGGGTCACGCCCAGGTAGTCGAACGCGCTCACAGGTCAACCATCCCTGACAGCAGCGCCATTCGATCTGTCGCCAACTCTATGGCTCCCTCAATGCTGCCAGCCTGGAAGGTTAGTTCTGACCCAGCCGAGTCGATGAGTACCACTGTCCAGAGTGGTGGCTCACCGACTCGCACCAGGCCGTCGTAGTGATAGCCGAGCTGCGCCGCGCGCGTCTCTAGTTCTGTTAGCGCAATGTTGCTCACGATGCCTCCTCATACGATGACTGCCACAAGCCGTTATCCACCATATGCTTCCGCAGGATTGCGTAGGACTGATCCGCTGTCAAGTCTGTGGTGTCGATCTGCAAGTCGTACTCGGTCTGGAGATAGCCGTGCTCAGTCACATCGCTGACCCCTTGCAGCACGCCACGGCGCTGCGTTCGAGCCTCGGCGGATGCGAAGACCCTGACGATCACGATGCCAGGGATGTGCGCTCGGAGGTAGTGCGCCTCTAGCGGAAGGCGAACATCGTCCACCACCACGAGCCGACCAGTGCTCTTGATCTTCAGGTACTCGGCGTGCCACGCCTTGATCCAGAAGGTTGCGTCTAGCTCACGGATCTGCGCGCCAATCTCCTGGAGGATCTCGCGGCCAGAGACCGTGACATCTAGCCCAAGGCGGCGCTGGGTGTACTGCTTGCTCTTGTCGAAGTCTTCTCCGTAGCCAAGTGCAGCCACGGTGCGGATCGTCTCAGCAATCGGCAGGATCGTGTAAGGGTGCATACGACGCTCCTCTAGCATCGTTGCCAGCGTTGACTTACCTGAGCCTTGCGGCCCCACGAATGCGATGTTCACTTGGTTACCCTCCTGATGTAATCCATCCACATATGAACGCGCTGTGGATAGCGCTCCAGGAATCCGACGGCTCGGTTGCACGGTCCGCAGAGCAACGCCCTGACGCACTTGCCACACGAGACTGGCATTCCCTTAGTCCTCTTCGTACCAAGACCGTCGTACTGGCAGCAGCGTGGGTCGTGATCGACCGTCACTGCTCGTGGCTGACCAAAGAGGAGCGGCTCCTTGCACGCACCACATCGATCAGCCTGTGCCAGCCGTAAGGCCGTGTACTGCTCCATAGTCATCCGATGGTTGTAGAGCGTGTACTTGAGCACCCTCATTGCTCGCTCTTCTGGAGTCTCGTTCTCTCTGATCCTCCTCAATGCCAGAGCACGAGCTGATGGGTTCTCTTGCCTCACCCTCATTAGCGCTTCACTCCAAGGATCTCTCCTAGCGGCGTGAGCCGTCCAGAGCCAGAGCGCTTAGGGGATATAGGGGTTCTATTCTGTTCTCTCTCTCCTTCTCTTTCTCTGTCCGTTGACCTACCCCTGTTTTGATCTCGCCACTTTTGTCCACGAGCGGTCGAGGTGGGGTCGACTTGATAGCGAGAGTAGTTCGACACGGCGATGACACCGTCTCCAGATTCTGTCAGGAGACCACTTTTCAACAATCCGTCCACACCCCTAAACAGGCGTGCGCCAATGACCGTCTTGAGGTGCTGTCGATTCTTGAAGATGCCACCTGAGCGCAGGAGCTTGACCTCACCAATGATGGTGATGAACGCGCGGAACTGCGTGTCAGTCAGCGCCGAGATCTCTGCGTCTCGATGTGCGTTTGCTACCCACTTGAACCAAACCATATGTCCTCCTGTGTTAGTGGCTGGGAGAGGTGGAGGTCGCCAGTCTCTCCCAGCCGTAGATGATGCCGCTCAGATCAGAACGGCAGTGACTCCAGGTCGCTCTCGTCGCGGACAGGCTCGCCGAGTGGCGCGCTCTGTGCGTTGACCCAGGCGATGCTTGGCTTGCGCTGGCAGAAGGTGCCGTTCGACTTGCCGCTGCACGCGTAGAACGCGTTGTACGGCTTGCCTGCCTTGCTCACCCCTGCTGGCTTGAACGACCAGGCAGTGCGGTGGTCTGGGCATTCACCCTCTGCGAAGAGCAGCGCAGCCGCGACGGCCACATCACTCGTAGAAACAGACGGCTGAGACTGGCTCACAGAAGCCACGGAGAGGGCTGTAGGAGCCACGGAGAGGCTCGCTCCAGTGCCTGACGCATAAAGAGACCGCCCCACACCAATCTGGGCTGCACAGCGGCGCAGAGCGTCGCTTGCTGCTGACTTGTATGGCTCGTCATCCTGGGCGCTGTTCGGATAGCCAAAGTCCTGTCGGACCGTGGTGACCCCATCGACCACTGCGATCAGTGTGCCGTGTACCACCTTGGCGGCGGCATCAGCAACCTTCACCTCGAACTGCCAGCCAGCAAGGCCGAGCACATCGTCCAGGCGCTGAGCTACGGCTCGTGCGTCTGCGTAGGTGAAGGTCATCCCACCGCGCCCTGGGCGCGACTTGAGATCTGACCCTGTGAATGGCGCTGCGAGCGCCGCTGCGATTTGCTTACTCATTGCTTCCTCCTAGTGCTGCAAGGTTCAGCAACTTGCCGAACTCAATGTTGTGGCTGGCGAATCCAGCCCTCTGACCATTTGGGAGTGGGTCGCCCACCTCGACTACTCGCGCCACCTGGGCGAAGTCTTCGCGCTGGATGCATCCCACTACCCAACCGACTGAGTACTTATAGCGAGCCTCCTTACTCTCTTTGTTGTACCCATCTGCAAACTTCAGCGAGACGAATGCGTACCAGTCAGCATTCTGCCGCTGGTGGTTGTAGTCGTACACGCTGGCTTCATACTCTGGCCGTGGCGCTACCGACCGCTCTTTGGTCTTCACCTCAACGGTGCGACCATCGCTCTTGTAGTCGTAGTTCCAATCAGCCTCCAGACTCCAGTCAATCTTCAGGTCGCTCATCGCGCGCTCGAAGACTGCCTGACCCACTGCGCCCTCCCAGACTGCCTTGCGCCCCTTCTGCGACAGGCTCTTGTCTGGTGCGCCCTTCGCCATAATCCCCTCAATGCGAGCGATGACCAGTGCGCGCTCGATGATTGCGTCATCGATCACCACTTGAATCACGCCTCATCCTCCTTGCCGTGAACGCGGAATACGCGCGCACCTGGCTTCTCGGCGGTGAACTTCCTCACCGCCTGCTCGTAGGTCTCTGGCGCTACGCCGCGTAGGACATCGGCGATGGACTCCCAGTCCACCTTGCTGCTCGCCTTGTTCTGCTTCCAGGTGGCAAGCCAGCCGCGACCCTTCACGCCTTCGCCTTCGCCAATGGCTTCCTTGATGGCGATTGCCATCTCCTTGAGTGCTGCATCAGCAGCCTCTGCCTCTGCCTTGGCTTCGATGTAGAGGCGCGCAATGTGATCGAGCTGCGGATCAGCCACCGCGTAGGTGCTGCTGCTCTGCGGCTTGACCTCTGCGAGCGTGTCGCTGTCGTTGCCAGTAAGAGGTGGCGGCGTACCACTGGCAACCAGTTCGCGGAATGCCACGGCCTTGTCGAAGAGCAGCGTCTGGTAGACAGGGTCAGCCTCTACGCGCTCGATGCGGAAGACCAGCCCAGAGAGCAGGACTGCCACATCGGCGTACTTGGCACCAGTCACGAACATCTGCCACTGCACCTGGTCCACATATTCAGGCGGCACAGGGAACAACTGCCAGCGGTTGCTGGTTGAGGTCTTGATCTCTACCAGCCCCTCAGGATCACCAACGATGGTGCGGTCCAGTGATGCCATCGCCCAAGGGTGCTCCTTGAGGCGAACGATGCCGTTCGACTTGCGGAGCTTCGCGCCAGTCTCGGCGGTGTAGTAGTCAGCCACAGCCTGCTCCAACAACTGCCCACGCTGTGCGGCTGCGCCTGCTGCCTGCTCACCGACCTGGCCAGTCAACTCCGCCCAGAGACGGTATGCCGTCTTGTACGGTGAGGTGCCGTTGATCGCGGTGATGCCTGTGGCAGTGATGCCGCCCTTGCGGATCTCAAACCACTCAGGGCTGCGCTGCGGCGCGCTGATGAACTCGTAGCGCTTGCTCACTTGACCACCTCCCAGATCACTACAGCGATGATCCAGGCAACCATCAAGGCGATGGTGAACTTGGCACGCTCGATGTTGCGCTCGCGTCGTTCGAGCTGCTGGAACTCCGACGAGAAGTACGGCCGCACCACCATCTTGGGTGCGCTCTTGCGATTGACTTTCACAGTGACCCTCCTACTACCAACACGATGTAGATGCACGCGATGAAGATCGCGTAGCCGATACCGTCCAGGATTGCTGCCCTCACTTTGTGGCCTCCTTACTCGCCTTGGGATCAACGCCAGCGCCATTGCAGCGGAAGCACTCGCCCCAGTTTCCATATCGACCAGAGCCGCCGCAGCGTGAGCAGGCGCGTGCCTTGCGCTCTGCAATCGCAGCAGCCTCTGCCGCAGCCTTTGCATTCTCAGCGGCAAGATCAATCAGGCGTTGGGCATCGAGAGCCTTGACGCGCTGACCATTTGCGCAGCCGCAATACACGGCCTGACCAAGCCACCAGGCTCCGCCAGCGCGTTCGCAATCAGCGCAGTTCTCGCAATCAACTGTTCCCCAGGTGGCGATGCGACGCGCCTTCGCAGCAGCCTCCATCTGCTGAACTCGCGCGCGCTGTTCGGTGGTGAGGTTATCTCGCCAGCTCACGGTCGCACCATCCCAAGTGCATCCTCGAAGAGGTCAGCAGTGTATGTGTCGCCCATCTTGGCGAAGGCGTACGACGCAACGCTGGCCTCTGCGCGAACAGCGCGGAATGTTTCCAGCGTTGGCACGATGTCCTTCACTCGCTGCGCCCAGAAGGCTGCGTCTTCGCTGGCTGGATTCAAGAGCACGCCGTCAGCGATGCTCTCCAGGGTTGCCTTGATCTCTCGCAATGTTGCGCGGCTCATTAGCGCACCGCCTGGTCGCTACCAGCGATTGCAGTGATCTCAACGATCTGGCGGCCCTCAACGAACTTTGCGAAGTAGATGCTGTGCGTCAGTTCAACCAGGGCAACGATCAGAGCCGCATCATCAATAGTCGCAGCAGGTGCAACGATGCCAGTGCAACCGTTCGTGGTGCTGGCCTTGAAGCCATCAATGTTCCAGGCAGCAGCGTTCGCCTTTGCTGCCTTCGTTCGTGCTGCGATGTTTCCTGCCGTGTAACCCATCTTGACCTCCTTGCCAGGAGAGCCGTCTGGCTCGTCCTCCCTGACACCGAGATACTAGGTCAACGGATTTGGGCTGTCAACCCCTGTTGCAGATCTATTTTTAGGGGCTGTAACAGTAGCCCCTAGGTGGAGGAGGGACCACCTAGGGGAAGCCGTCTAGGACGGCTGCGACAAGTCCTCTAGAGCCAGATCTACCAGGAGCCTGAGGCACACCCCACACAGGAGCACGCCCTCAGACTCGACCTCCCAGACCCTGCTCTGTAGCTCACAGACCGAGCAAGTGCCGTAGGGGCGCTTGACTCGAACTGGCACGGCTTACCTCTTGGTGAGGCCGTAGGCGCTGTTATCACGGTCAAGAGCCTTGACCACGATGCCCAGCCCTGAGGCGAGACCAGCCGAGACGATGGTGCGGAAGTCGCCACCCTGGATGTCGAGCAGCGGAATGCCGAGACCCAGCGCGACCGAGATGCTCACGGTGAGGAAGGTCTTCACAAAGTCCAGGACGATCTCATCGATCTGGGTGTTAGCGGCGATATACTTGAGGCCAGCGAGAATGCGGTTCATACCTGTTTCCTTTCCTGTAGCGGCTGCTGCCGCGTTGAGAACGGCGAGACCGTCAGCGGCGATAGCGCCCCAATCAGCCTTGCCGATCTGATCTAGTTGTGCCTGCACCGCGTCAGGTGGTGTCTTAGTACCCTGCGCTACCTTTCGCGGCTCTGCGTGGCTCCTAGGTGCCTCTACGGCGATTCTAGGAGCAGGCGCTGGCGCAGGCGCAGGAGCGACCACGACTGGCGCAGCCACTGGCTTTGGCGCAGCAACCTTGCCTGGGTGCGTCACGATGAGCAGCGCTTTGTAGTCAGCCTTCAACTTGCCAGCCTTGACCTTGCTGTTGGCGATCTGGCGCAACTGCGCCTCTGTGACTGGCACGCCGTACTTCTCCGCAGCGACCTTCTCGTCGCGCGTCGGACACGCCCACTGCCAGCCATCGACATCGTCGTAGCCAGCGCTGGTCATATGGCCGTAGCCAGCCTTGATCTTGGCAGGCTGCTGCTTGCTCCACCACTTGTGCCAGCGGTCGTGCCACGCGCTGATCTTCACGCCTGCTGGGTAATCGACTGCCTGCTGTACCCAGACCATCAGCGCTGCGCCACCCTTGGCTGCTGCGACTGCGTCCTCCCACGACTTCGCATAGCGAGCCTTGCCACCCAGGTGTGCGATGACCTTGACTGCCTCTGGCAGGGAGCCGCCGTTATCCGACACGCCTTGCTTATCGACACGCTTGAGCGCAGCCTTCTGCGCTGCTACGCCGTCAGCGGCGCTGTAGTTCACGGTGTAGCCAGAAGCCCACGAGACTGCGGCCGCACAGGATGACCAGGTGCAGTCATCGAGAATCTGCTTCGCGCCCTTTAGTTGGGACTCAGCGTCGCTATAGAGCTGTGAGGCAACGCGGTACTTCACTGGCTCATCTCCTGCTTGATGATGACGGCGAGCGCACGCCCAGCCGCGTCGTAGTCGAGAGCGGCGCTAACTGGATAGCCAGCGGTCACGCCCTCTGCGTACTCTTTGCCATCCTCTGCGACCTTCCAGAGGGTGCCACCGAATGCGGTGTGATTGTCGTTGGGAACGACAGCGACCCACTCACCTGGCGCGGTATCAACGCGCGTCCAGCCGTGCTCGTGAATCTGTTCGATGTGGTCGCTTGTGCTCATTACTCCTCCATCCACCTGAGTGGTCCAGTCAGCAACCAGATCAGCGTCAGTCCGCCGAACAGCGTTGCCATCGTTGATTGCGTGTCGCCTTCTGGCAAGACCACGACAGCGAAGAGCAGACCGAGAATGGTCCACGCCCCACCGACGAGATCTACGATGATGCGCTTGATCACTTGGTCACCTTTCTCGCCGCAGCAGCGGCACTCGATGCGGCAGCAACTGCGGCGCTCGCAACCTGGCTGATCACGATTGCCACCGCTACTGGCGCGGCCTTCTGTTTCTCTGCTGGCGAGAGGTCTTTGCCGAGATTGGCGATCTTGCCAATGGCAGCGCTCACCGCTTCACCAACGGCAGCGACCGCCTCTCCTACGGCTTGTGCTGCTTCCTCTGCAATGTTATCTGGTGGAGTGCTCGGCTCAGGTGTTGGCTCCACGCTTGGCTCTACTGATGGTGACTCAGTAGGTACAGGAGTGGGATCAGGAGAAGGGGACTCAGTCGCGCTAGGTTCTGGCGAAGCGACAGGCGTGGCCGTCGGCTTGGGTGTGGGAGTCGGCGATGGGATCGGCGATGGTTCGACACTTGGCACCTCACTTGGTGATGGCTGGATTGATGGTGACGGCTCAGGCGTTGGTTCTGGTGACGGCTCCACAGATGCCGTAGGATCTGGCGATGGACTTGCTGATGGACTTGGCTCTGGCGTTGGCTCAACAGATGGCTCTTGGCTTGGCTCTGGTGATGGCTCTGGAGTGGGCGATGGCGCGACATAGGTCGGATCGGTAATCGTCAGGAAGCCAGCGCCGCAGCAAGAGTCGGTCGCATTGATGCCCCAGCCGTAGACATCGCCAGCGCGCAGCTCGATGAGGATGCTTCCCTGCACATCGTTGCCGCCATTGGGCTGCACGAGTACGGTGCTCACGCCATTGATAAGGAAGAGCGGACGGTCAAAGACAGGACCATCCTGGGTTGTGTAGTGCCACAGCGCGGAGTAGGTGAAGTCGCTCTCCGCTACGGCCGTGTAGGTGGCGGTGTTCGAGCCGCCTCCCTGATTCGGTCCAGTCAGCGTGAAGCCGCCGTCGATCTCAATGACGGAGCCGCCGTTGGTGGTGGTGAATGTCCAGACAGGCATCGCCAGAATCGGCGCGACCATAGAGCAGGTCAGGATGATGCCCAGCAGTGGGAACGCGAGCCGCCTCACTTAGAGAGCAGCGATGCGATTAGTGGCACGAGCACGCTGAACAACAGCGCACCTGCGACCACTAGTCCTCCTTTGATTCTGTCCAAGTCAGAGCGCACCTCATCCAGCTTGGCTGAGTGAGAGTCCAGGCGCTCGATTAGATTCTCAATCTGGCGTGGGGTCATCGTGACTCCAGCGCGGCAGTCAGCGCCAGCAGCGCGTCAGTCCGAGTTGCGCCAGTGGCGCGCTGCTCTGGCTCATCCCACGAGTTTGGCAGCCCTGCGTCAGCAGTCCACACGCCGTCAATCTGGTCAATGAGAATCACCTGCCAACCGTGAACGGCAGCCGCAGCCATCGCTG